GCCGTCACTGCCTCTGGGTATTCCTCTTCCCACCACGCCTCAGTGGCCACGCAATAGCACAGTGCTCGGACTGGTGCAGAGTCCCCGGCCTTGCAGTAATAAAAGCGGACGGTCTTTGTTGAGAAATCGCCAGCAACATGGAACTGTTCCGACTTTGACATATCAATGACGCCGTCTCTCCAGTAGTCATCGACGACGACAGACACTGGCTGCTCCTGGCTGCCATCGAAGGCGTACATGCCAAATGAGTCGACAAGGAAAGCGACTCCGCCTATTACCGTCCAGCAACGGTCGTTTAGAACGCCACGGTAGCCGACGAGCTGGATAGATGCGTCGATAACCGGCTGGGCAACGTAGCTGAGTTTGTATAGGTGAGCGTCTTGGACAACCAGCATCGCAGACGAAAGCGGCACCAGGGCTTTGATTTTGTCTGGCGTGCCGGCGTTCTGCTGGACGACCAGCTCGTTAAATGGCGGCACAGATTCCGGCTCGTCAATCTCGGAAAACAGCAGCGAGTTTGGGCGTTCGCCAGTAGTGTCGACAGCAAACCAAGCGCGGTCTTGGTAGACGACTCCGACGGCAAAATTGCCTGGAGGCACGCCTTGCCGGCGAGCGTTTACCTGGCCCGAAGGCAGGACGATCGGCAACAGGCCATAGCCGTCACGCGCCGTATCAATCAGCTCTGGGTCGGAAAGTACGTCCTCGTAGCCAGACGACCACTCAGGGTCCGTCCGAAGGATAGTGGCCACGCGGAAAAGGACTGTCTTCTGGTCGGAGGTTGTCCTCCACAGCTCCATTGCGTAGACGCGGTCATCTACCGCTGCGTGTGTGAACGACCAGTCCAGCCTGCCGGCACCCTCTGGCACATCAATCTCGGTAGTGTCTGAGATTGATGATGCGACAGGTCCTCTTCGGCTCCTCGCTGTGTCGTCAATGTACCGGATCGCACACGTATACTTTCCTTTCATAGAGCTAGTAAGCTCCACGGTCGCCTCGGCTGACGTGTCTAAGATAAACGCATCTGGCGTCTCGGCATAAGCCCCGCCTGCCGTGACGGTAACGCCGGTGATCTGACCGTCGCTATCCACGGAGACAGTCCCTGCGGCGCCGCTGCCTGTTGGATCCGTTGCCGCCGGGCGAATCGTCAATATCGGAGCCGCATAGTATCCAACGCCGCTCGTAGCAGCAGTGATAGAGGCGACACGGTACTCCATCTTTGGGACGACTGTGGCTCCAGCCCCACCTCCGCCGACGATGGACGCAGTTGAGTTTGTTGTGGCGCCGGCCCCGCCGTACAGCACGGTGACGCGCCGCACCTCGCCGTCACTAATGATCACGCTTCCGAGCGGCTTGTTGATTCCCGAGTCTGTCAGGCCGCCAGAGGTCGCAAATGAGACACGCGGGCCTGGGATGCGGATGTTCCCTGAAAGGCTGGACGTGAATTCCAAAGGAGTCCCTACTGGGGAAGAAGAGACTTTGAACTTGTCGGTCGCAACGCTGACTGCGTAGTACTTAGTGTCTTCTGCTAGACCAGCGCCTCCGGTCAGAGTCGTAAAGGTCACCGCCTGTCCGCTCGCAAGCCCATGGTTTGCGCAGTCGATGTAAAGATGTGTTGATGGGTTGACCACCCTGCCTGCCGTGATGGACGTTGTAATGTCGATCGGGGTGCCGGATGGTTCGGTGGCCGCTTTGAACTGCGTTGCGTTCACGGCAACGGCGTAGTAGTTGCTTTCTGTGGTGAACGTCGGGAACCCAGAGACAGATGTAAAGTAGAACGGATCGTCTTCGGCCAAACCGTGTGAGTCTGCCGTGATGTAGTCGTCAGTGGACGAGCCGGTGATGGAAATCGAAGGTGTGCCGGAGCACTCTGGATTTGTGGTGTAGCCGGTCCCGGCGCTCACAACTGTGACACCGCTAACCTTGCCGAGAAGACCGACGTTAAAAGCCGAAGGGTCACCAATTCCACCAGCGAATGTGATTGTCGGTACTGATTGATAGCCTTTGCCACGGTTCGTCAGCCGGACGCCGGAAACACGGCCGCCTTGGACGATGGCTCGCCCGACTGCATTCTCGGTCGGAGCACCTCCAGAGATGACGACGGTCGGCTCGCTGACGTAGCCACCACCTTGGCGAACCATGGTGATGTCTTTGACGTACTTCCCGGCAGTCGTACCGGAGGAAACTGTCGGAGCTGTCGCAGGCTTAACAATGCCGATGGGCTCCGCCGTGGTGGCTGCGTTGTCCCAGCGGATGCCTCTTCCCATGCCGTCGACGCCGTATACGTCGCCAAAACGACCTTGGAAGAACGACAGCGGACGGAGGTTGCCGGCGTACACCTTGGCCTCGGCCGCTGCCCCGGAGCCAACAGCAGCGTTCAGCGTCACGGTCGGAGCTGACGTGTACCCGGTGCCTTGGTTGACGACGACAACCGACTCCACGCGGGTGCCTGCCATGTGGCAGATGGCAGTGGCGCCGTTCCCGCCACCACCGGCGAAAGAAACTGTTGGGGCAGTGGTGTAGCCGCCGCCCCCGGTAGACAGATTAATGGCGACGATTCCGCCAGTGGTGCGAGATGACAGCATTACGAGGGACCTTGAGCGACGAAGACTTGGCCGGAGGAATTCTGATACACCACCTTTTCAACGCCGCCGTATGGCGTACGCATGGCCTTGAGTACAGGCACTGTCGTTCCAGAGGTGGTCGCAAACGTGACGGTGGTCGCACCCTTCCGGCAGACCAACTGGCCTGGGTTGATTATTTGCAGGTTGACCTGCGTCACCGCTGCTCCAGGCGGCAGCGAGTACGGGCTAGCATTGGTGGCCAGTCCGGCCCACTTCTCAATGGTGATCATCGTCAGCTTCCGAAATCAAAGTTGTCAGCCAGCAGCGGGCTTCTCCAGCCACCGTCGTTCCAGATTCGCTTGCTCCTGCCAGACAGCGGCGCCAGCTGGTCAGACTCCATGGCTAGTCGGAGATCACGCTGGTACAGCTGATACTTTTCTTCGACGTTGTTGCTGCGGATGCGAGCGAGCCAGTACTCGGAACCGGAAAGCATCACGTTGTGCATGTGCTTTGGAAGGTCGATCGGATCGGTGACGAGATACTTAACAGCAGAATAGACTGCGTACGAACCGCTAACCGTTATCGACGTTGCGGAGCTGCGAGAAAGGATCTCCCTCTCGTCCACATACGGAGTAATCGACGTTATCGGCCCAGGCACGGACGAGGAGTCGCCAATCCGAATGATGGCGCCGACCATGGACGCGGCAAACGCGGTCGATGTCCCTGAGACTGGGACCGGAGACGAGGCTACGGTTTCTATTGTCCCGGCACGCGCATCAGTCTCATGGCCGCTCCACCGGAGAGGCCGAAGCTCTCGCCTGTAGGTGAAGTCGATTGTCTCCACTGCGGTCGGGTAGCCGACCAGCTTCAGGACGTAGTTGTTGGCTGTCGGAGATTTGATCACTGTCCAGTGCAACGGGGAGCCAGTCTGGAAGTTGACTCGCTCCATCTTCATCGCTTCGTCCGGCGTCACGTAAGCGCCAGACCACCAGTTGAACTCGTCGGAGGGTTCGTCCAGGTTGCGGAAGTCGTCAGGCAGCGGGTAAAGCGTCTGATAGAACGTCGCTGTGTCGCCGTTGCTTACGGTTCCAGCCGGCGGGAGCACCGATGAGCTGAGAGTGACCGTAGTACCTGAGATGGATTGGATCTCCGAAACGCGGTCGCCAATCCGTACGTGGCTCATTGTTGCCGTCGGCCCAGACAAGCCGGAAAGCGTCAGAGTGGAGCCAACGAGCGACGAAACTGTGAAAGTCTCAGGAGCTACGGTCACCACGCGGCCGTGGGCGTGCTGCCAGCTCCAGTCACGGATGTTGCCGATTTCGGCGTAGCAGCGGTGAACTGCCGTGCGGATGTCACGCTGTTCGGCGTCTTGCGGCCCGCCGAAAGACGAGGCGATGAGGTGTTCGACAACGTCAAAATAGGTAAGGTACGCCACTACTTGAGCCACCTCTGTATGGAGTCTGGGCCGCCGTAGCCAACGCGGCGATCTTTTTCCTCGTATCCGTCCAGAAGCACAAAGGTCGGAACGACGCGCACACCCTTCACTGGCTCGCTAGTAACGTCAACGAAAAAAACCTCACGGTCGCCAAACAGCTCCGGGTCTTTTTCGTAGTCACGTTTTAGCTCGGCACACGGCCGGCAGCCCTTAGCCGTGTAGACGATGACCGACTCTTCAGACGAAAACAGGCCGACCAAAAACAGCAGTAGGAACATGGCTTTTCTCCTACTGGTCATTGTCCTCACGGCGGTATTCGCTGGCTTCGTCAATCCAATCTAGGTGGTTGGCCAGCCACGGACCCGTGCCTCCACCTGACTGCAGTGGCCATGCCAGCACCAGACGGTCGCCGTCCAAAAAGCAAACACTAGATCCGCTGTCGCCAACCTGGATGCTGGGAGGGTACATCGCCCTGGCCTCGTCGCTGCAGTACTGTGGGACTCCAGTCGACGTGCTGGCGGCAACGAAGCTGAGATCCATTAGACCTGGAGGCTGGCTTGAGTTTCCGTCGGAGAAAAGGACCAGAGGAGGCGCCAAGCCGGCCGGATACCGCGTCGGCGGGCCGTCGGAGTTTGGCAGCTCGTTTCGCCAGCTTCTCGGCAGGAGTTTTGCCGGCCGGATGTCCATGTCTCTGTCTAGCGTTGCGATGCAGAGGTCGGACGATGGGTGGCGGGCCACTGCCGTGACCGTGGCGGTTTCTCCTCGCCAGAAACGGATTACGTGCCCGATATGAGGTGCGTAGTGGCTGACGTGGATAGTGTGACGAGGTGTGACGAGAGTTCCGTTGCGGCTGCTCTTTGCCACTGGAGAGCAGTCGATCGCAGATATCCACTGGTCGCCGTGAGCTTTGATGGCATCGTCAACAGACTTACTGTACCTCTTCTCGGTGTCGCCAAGGTCGATTTGAACCCGGCCACCGTCTTTGATGTCCCAGCCGTAGTCGATGAGGAATCGACGTTTTTCGCTGACAAGCGGCGAGTATCGGGCAGAGCCGAAGTCGACGGCATGCATCGGGGTCGGAAGCGTGCCGGCCTTGGCTTGCCGAAACAGGTTTTTTATGAGCCCGTCGTAGCACTCGGTACGGAATGTGGTTCCGTGGGCAAAGTTCCGCATGGCGTCCGATGAGGACAGGCCGGAAAAATCCCACTCCTGCAGGCCGTTTCCGGCGAGATTGACGCAGCCCATCAAGCACTGACGCATGTCACGGACGTTCGCAGTCTGACGAAACTGGTACAGGTTGAACCTGGCTTCTCTGCACTCCTTAAAGAATGCGGCCATGTTGATGCACTTGCTGACATCAACTACAGGTTGGTGCTGCAGTAATCGGCAGCCTGCGAACAATCCCGCGTAGGATACGGCGTCGTTTTCCGTGGGCACCACGGTGACACGGCAGTTGATCGGGCTGTTGAGCAGGCAGTTCGTAAAACGTCTCGCCTGTGGCGCGTCAATGGTTAGCTCGTCGCACGCCTCTGGGACAGGCCAGGCCTCCAGTGCCCGCGCCATGTCCTTTCCGCCGTGGACGGTGATCTTCATTGAAGTGTGGCCTCTTGTATGGTGGTGCGTAACAACCTGTAACAAGTTTGTTGCAGATAATCGCTTGGGCAAGCATCACCGGCCTGGCGTTACGAAACCTCGGTAGTTGTGCGTTACGTCAGAGGTTTTGTGCCTGCTTGCGGGGCAGCCCCAGACGGTCAACTTACGGCTGTTCTTTAAGAAAAGATGCCGTCTTTTTCTTAGGGGTCCACAGGGTCAGGCTGCGGGAGCAGGGCCACCGCTTCAGCCCACGGGACGAGTGCGATCTCATCAAATCGGCTGGCATCCAGACGGGCGAAGTTGCCGCCATACAGACCGTTCGGCACTTCAGAGAGGATCGCTCCCCTAATCATAAATGTGCCGTCAGTGAGGGCCAGCGGCGTGACGCGGAACTGCTCAGGGTTCTCAGCCTGCACGGTGGTGAGGCGGTCGGCCAACTCAGCAGAGAACACACACGCATACTGGCGAGCGTAGTCATACGGCAGCGGCAAGTGCGGCAGCAAGTCTGCGACTGTGGAGGGGTTTTCTGGCAGTGGTACTGGGTCAATGTCGTCTGGCATTAGATCGCTGCTCCGATAGCGGTGACGTAGGCTGTGATGTGGCTATCAAGTTTGGTGAGGTCTAGCGATGTGCCGATTGAATAGAAGGCGATCTTACCATCCGCATAGCGAGTAGCACTTCCGTTAAGGTTCAGGGCAGCAACGAAGTAGTTCTGCGAGCCATGCGCGCCAGACGCCTGCGTTCTTGTCCCGTTTACGCCATCGACTCTCCATGTGAACGAAGCAGCATTAGACCTGCTGCACCCCCTGAAGCCTGTAGCAGACCCGCTTGTGACAAGCGTGCCGGGATATATAGTTGGGGTGCGGAGGCCAAAATGCTCTGCTGAGTTATATGGCCCAATTGCGCTAGTATTTGAGTTGCTAGTCGAACCAACGTAAAAACCTGCGTATGGCGGGCTGCCATTTGCCTGCCTGCTGTCCACCTGAGACACATACGCCGACAGGTGAATGTCATTCTGCGGATCAGTGCCGTCTGACCTGTTGCTGTCCAAGTAAGACGCAGAACCCGGATCGCCCAATCCATCAGTGCGTGAATAATCGCCTGAAACGAATCCATACGGCGTTGGCGCATCGCCCTTCAGCGGAACCAACGCCCCCGCAAGCGTTCTAGGTCCCGAGAGTAAACATGTAGAGGCCATTGCATCCCATAGCCCATCAGCCTTCAGCCCGCTCACCAGATTGTTGACGGCGACCTTCACTGAGGTTTCAAGGAAAGCCCCATCAACCTCCTCAACGGCACGCAGATATCCGATGGCGTCTCTATCAAAGCCAACCTCTTCGATGGCTCGCAGGTCTGCCATAAGCGTGGAGGCTCTTGCGTCTAAGAGGGCGAGGTCTAAAGAAGTTCCAATGGAATAGAAGGCGAGAGTGGCGTTTGTTATTCCAAACGCAGTGCCAGAAGCAATTCGGCTAAATACACCGATATTATCAGCCGGATACGTTGTCGGTGGCCTTGCATCCGATACTGTCACGCCACCAACCCTAAGCTCCGTCGCAGAAGCAGACGGTCTATTTACTGCAATCGTCCCGATGCTCTCGCCAGCGGCTGTGTAAGTTAGGTAATCTGTGGATCGGTTTACCCTTCCAAATGTCACTGTAGGCGTGACACGCCTTAAAGACGTATTGGCGTTGCCGCCAGCACCACTGTAAAAACTGTCAGACGTTGCCGCCTTAGAAACGTACACAGATAGGTGCTTGCTGCTCTGCGGGTCAGCGTCGTTCGCACGGTTACTGTCCAGATACGAAGTCCCATCGCCAGTGATGCCAATGCCGCCTCTGTCGTAATCGGTGGCAATGAACCCGCTATTCGACGGCGCAGCCCCCTTCAGCGGCGTCAGCGCACCAGCGAGGTTGCTCCACCCAGCCATCACGCACGCTGCGTTCAGGTCGTCATAGATGCCGTCTTCACGGCAACCCTTGATGAAGCGGTCTACCGCTGTAATGCGCGCCTTTAGGGTCATTCCAGTGATCCTCCTGCTTCGTAGCCGCGCACAATGTAGTCGATGGTGTCAGGGTCCAAGCCGCTTGGATTCTCGCCAACGAGGATGGCGAACTTCAGACGGTTGATGAGATTGGTCACGGCAGTGTCCAGGTCGGCTAGCGAGAGCGAGGTTCCGATGGAGTAGAATGCGAGCCTGGAAGACGATATGGCGATGGGCGATCCACCATTATTGCCAGCAAAAACAAAAACATTTTCTGAAGCGACTCCGTCGGACGGTGCTGTCGCAGCATAGTCGCTTCCAAGCGCACGCACTGCGTAACCGCTGGAGTCTGACCGAGATGTTCCTATCACGCCAGAGCCAACGCTGCTTAGTCCAGTATTGATTTCGGTAGCGTCACGGCATCGGGTAAAGACGTTGCTAACGGATGCGTTAATCATATTGCGCCCCGTACTTGCGCCAGCGCCTATCTCATACCCGTCTGGCCCGCTTTCCTTTGCTACTAGGTATACGGCATTGTGATTGTCATTCTGCGGGTCATCATCATTCGCCCGCCCGCTATCAATGTACGAAGTCCCATCCCCTGTGAGCCCAGCAGTTCGGCTGAAGTCGCCCTCAACAAATCCATCAGCGACGTTCGTCGGGGCTGCGATCACCTCTCTTATTGAAAGCGATTCGATGGTGACTGAGGAAGGCCCGATGGTGCTGTCGAAGTCCAGTTCGAAAACAGCCGCGCCCGTTGAGGCCGTGCGAGTTTCGTCTATTGTAATAACGCCATTAACGGCAGAAGGAGGGGCGACTACGCCGTCTCCTCCCAGCCGATAGTATGTGAGTGCATCGGCATCGGTCACAACGAGAGTTGCGGTAATGCGGTAATCCTTCCCCGCCACAATGCCGACAGGGAACTTAAAGCGTGGAAACGTGTTGCTGATTGTTGTAGTTGACGACGTTGCTGTTTGCGTGTTGGCGTCCCATGTGCCATTGCTGCCGAATGCGTTTGTAATAGTCGGCGTCGGCGCATCCCACAGTTCCGGCCCTTCATTCTTCAACGGAACCAATGCACCAGCCAGCGTCCTCGCACCGGCGAGTAGGCAACTTGCCCGTATGGACGAAAACACCCCCAACTCTTTTGCGTCCCGATAGAACGCATCTACGGCGGTGGCTACGCCGACTTCCACGCTGGTTCCATCGGCGGTCGCCATGCGTGACAGATAGTCCAGTGCATCGGCGTCGGTGGGTAGGGGTTGCGAGCCGATGCCGCTGAAGCCACCAGCGTAGGGATGATCGTATGGGAGTTTGGCTGCAAGGCTCATTGGCTGTAACTCCAGGCGATGTTGCCTTCGATGAGTTCACGCTGTGCGGTGAGGTCGGATGGGTAGATGATTATTTCCTGAATGGTACCATCCCACCCCTTCAAACCAGTGTTCTCTGCACCAATTGCAAGAGTACCTATAGCATTAGTGCCAGCGTTACCAGACGCCTGCAAGACCGAGTTAACATAAAACGCACTGCTTGCTGAAGAAAACAACGCCCACCAAATGTTTTGATCAGCGTTTGCATTTCCGCCAGCCAAAACAGGGTAGCCGCCAGCAAATATGTTGAAACTATCCGGCGTTGCAGCATCATCTTTATACATACCAACTGTGGAAGGCGATGCCCATGTTAGCCGGTAGTCGTTGTTGTCGTTTTCTAGTCCAGCCGAAAGGGTTGCTAGCGCAATCTCCGTGATAGGCTGAGGTATATTGAGTGTTCCTTGCATGTTACTATTGCCGTCAAATCGCAGTGCTGGCTTACCTTCCTCCAGAATCACAACTCCGCTATCTACGATCTGCGGCTCGTTCGCATCTGCTGCTGCAACGGCATGGCGAGCGTTGCCCGACTGATCCCACCATTGCTTAACAAACCCATCCCCAGCACCGCAGAAAGCCGCCAACGTCCCGTCGGCAACCTCTGCCGCAGTGAAGTCCTCTTCCGCGTCGTCGCTGCTACGCCGCACTGTGACGACGGGGCCAGCATAGGAGTTGCGCAGGCTGCGGAGCGAGTAGGCTGCGGCGGCTCCCGGCACCAAGTCTAAAAGACCCGGCACCTTGCGGGGAACCAGCAACCTGTTGTTCATCGGGCTCATCGGGAGCGTCCGTAGAGTAGTGATTTAAAGACTGTCAGCCTGCACCCGCAGGGCGGCGAACTCCTCGTCGCTGAGTTCCTCCGCACCGTAGTCGTCAACGGCAGCGAGGACGGCCAGGGTCCAGTAGCCCCGATACGCCACACGCCCATCGGTCAGCGGCGTCACGTTTGCAGTGCCGGGATACAGCAGGGCTCGCAGCACCAGCGGGCCATCAGTCTGGTCCCTGCCTCCGCAGATGCACGGGACCATCCGGCTGTCAGGGCGGCGAGGCACCTCTGGCAGCGGAGCGTGCAGGCTCTCGTCGGCAATCACATCAGCGATCACCGCAGCGTCGAAGGCGAGGACACGCGGCTGCTTGTCGAACAGCGGGTATGGGTCTACTGGTGTTTCTTCAGGCATGGCTACAGAGCGTTGATGAGGTCGGTGATTGCTTCACGCTGGGTGGTGGTGAGTGCAGCCAGAACAAATCCGGTGAGTACCGTCTTGCCTGACGACGGTGGCGTGAACACGCCTGCGCTGCTTTCGATTGCCATAATGACCACAGGTGCAGACGAGTTGTATCGCCCCGTCACAGGCGACCCCGTGTATTGCGTAAGCGGCTCACTTGCTTTTTCCCTGTAAAGCGAAGGCGGGCCAGATGACGAGTAGGACGCAACAAGAGTGACTACAGAAGTGCCGTACTGCTCTCCGATGTAACTGTCAGACGCTCTTATGCCGTCCGAAGAAGCCCATATGCGAACATGTCCAGTTGTGTGCCTGCCGAGTATGAACGATCTCTGATTGTCATCTCCGCTCCATTGTCCAAAAGCATATGTACCTGTCGTTGTGATGCTTCCTTTGTGAAACACAAACAGGTCGCCGCCAGATAAAAAGTCTGCTGCCTTTGCATACTGACTATTCGCCGCGTCAAACGTCAC